TTTAAATATATTTGCTATAGTCATTTTCTTAGTGGCAGTTGCACTAGTGTCTACTATAGGTAATACATCATCTGATGCACTAGATGTTAATGCTGTTAAATCACTAATCTTACTATCAGCCATGTTTGTTCCTCTTTCTTAATACTTTTGTTCTTTGTTTGTTCTTGGTTTGTTGCTTTGAGCTTTGCTCTTTAATTTGTAATACTTTTACTAATTCACTAAATTGCATTAGTTTTGAATTGGCGTAGCAGTTTCATAGGATACACCTACACCATCTTCACGTATGATGTTGTCTCCTGTTTCTAATAATAGGTATGTTAAATCTTCTAAGTTCAGGGCATCATTAGGTACATCTGTCCTACGATTACGATAACGGTCCTGACTTCGTAATGATATAAATGGTGGTCGCATTACTGACTTACTTCAGTTACTCTTGCAGTTCCTGTAGTAGAACCCACTCTAATCAATGCAACTTTACTTGCTGAGTCTACTCTAAAGTATTCTACAGTAAATGCAGGTAAGATTAAAGAAGATGAACTAGCAGTAGGAGCTGGATCAAATGCTACATAAGCATCTACAGTAGATACTATTCTAATCTCTCTAGTGTTAGCATCAAAAGCATTAGAAGCAGCAGAGGATGATCCTACAGCTACAGTCTGTGTTGCGCCTGGTCTAAATGTTGTTGGAGCTTTCATATTTTTTCCTTGTTTAAAAGAGGGAGCCGAAGCTCCCCCTAATTATTAATTACTCAGTAATATCAAGAATGATACCGTGAGCAGCTTCATTTCTAACTTCTAGAGTAAATTCAACTAGTAGTTGTTTTTTCTCTGAGTCGCCAGTCTTAGCAAGATCATTCACTTGGAAATCTCTTAGGTAAGCGGCGGCAGCCATGTCTGTTTGTAGTAAGAAAAGAGTTTCTAAACCACCCATGACTCTGTTAGGTATGATCTGGATAGAACCAAAGTCTGATACATACACATCAATTGCAGCATCAAAAGTTCTGTCACCAGCATTACTAAATCTAGGTGTAGATGTAGAAGCTGTAAATCCAGAGATTGTTTGTTTTACCTTCGGTGGTACAACAAGAACATCAGTGTCACCACCTGCTGCATATACTTCTTGTATAACAGTCTTAAGGATAGTTTCAGTTATTGCTCTGTTTGTTCCAGCACCAGGAGCATCAGTACCATCACCAGTTGATAATGTTCCAGAAGTTCCAGCGTCACCGTTAGTTTCAATCCAACATTGTAATCCACCTAAAGTTCTTGCAGCAGTTGCAGATCCAACCGCAGCTACTGTTGCAGAAGATAAAGAAAGTTCCATATCTTTTTTAAGCTCTTTAGATTTTTTAGCTATTTGGTAAGCCATTTCATCAGCTCTACCTGCAGCGTCAACAGCAGATTGAGTTCCAGAAACAGCAATCACTTTGTCCATAATCTGTGTGAAGTTTTGTTTTCTAGCAGTTGCAGTCATTGCATCTGTAGTAGCTTCATCACCTTCGATTACAGAGTTAGTAGCAGCAGCAGCTAATGAATCAATTTGCCACTCATGCTTAGTTTGTTTAGCAATCGTTCTTGGGATTGCAGAAAGTATTGGAGTATCTTCAGGAGATATATTGTAAATTACATCTACTAAATCTTCTCTAATACCAGTAGTATCGTACGTATCGTACAAGTTTGTTGGTTGTGCCATTTAAGACTCCTTATAGATAGTCTTTAAAAATAGAAGCTGCGTCTTTAGCAGCACCTGTTTTCTTCAGACGATTTAGTTTATCTCGTCTAACTTTTAGAGCAGCATCACCTTTTGTTTTTGCAACACCTGGTTTTAGAACCTTAGGTGCAGCAGCAACTTTCTTTGTAACTTTAGGATTAGACTTTCTTAGTTTATCATAAGTCATAGCATCTTTAATTAACAAGACTTGTCTTGCATCATAAACACTATTAATCTCTTGATCACCATAACCTAAACCTTGTAGATACTTACGCATCTCAGATTTAAGTTTACCAGCTTTTTCAGGATCATTGAACTCAGGTACAAGACTACTAACTTTATGTTGTTGATCTTGTAAATATTTTTGAAACTCTTGAGCTTGATTAGCTTTAGTTTCTTCCTGTATTCTATTTAGATTCTCAGCTCGTTTACGCATTTTATGTTCTAAACGAGCAGCTTCAGTTGGGTCATCTTCGTAAAGTTTTTCAAAGTTAATGTTACTGTATTCAGCTTGTAACTCTTGTTGAGCCATGCCTGTTAACTCTGTAAGTTTCGACAACTTATTGTTAATCTCACTTTGAGATTGCTGCATAAGATCATTGTACTTTGATTTCTCTAAAGATAGTTCTGATGTTTTGCGTGTGTAATCTGCTTCTCTTTGGTATCCCCGAAGTAGTTCATCAAGGGTCACCGTCAATTCGCTACCGTCTACTTTGACAGTATATGAAGGCTCCTCTGGACTTTCGTCAATATCTTGTTCAGCATCATCTGTAGCTTCTTCAGCTACTGCAACTCCTTCTATATCCTCTGCGGGTATATCTTCAGGTGTTACTTCTTCAACAACTTCTTCAGTTGTTTCGTTTTCTTCTGGTTCAACAGGTGCTGGTTCAGCAGGTGTTTTTTCAGAAGGTAAGCCTTGCATCAAACCTGATAAGGTTTTTGCTGCGCCTAATACATTTGTAGCTTCATCAGCCATATGTACACTCCTTTATGGTTAGTGTTATTTAAAGCACTCCAGATTGGGTGGTGCTATTTTTTGCGAAGTTCATCTAATTGTTTACTTGCAAGTTGTCCAGTTTCCATAATAGTACGGAAATGGTTTTCAAACTTACCTAAAATTTGATATGCAAGGTAGATCTTTGTCCTTGCAAGTTCATCATTTGGTCCTGTTTGAAATATCGCTTCAGTATAAGATTGTTTAAGAGTTTCTAAAGTCTCTTGAAACAACTCATCTTCTAAAATTGTTTTTGCTCTTGAGCCTCTACTGCTTTCCAGTTCCAGGTTCGACATCTATTTCTACACTCATTCCTTGTGGTTGTTGTGGTTGTAAAAGTTGTTTAGTTGCAGCATCAAGCATTTCTTTATTAGATTGTGAAATACCTTTCATCTCCATAGCTTCACGCTTGATAGCTTTCTCATCTATATCAGACTCATATTTCATTTCAAGTTCTTTTATTTTTGCTTCGAAGTCAAGCATCATTTTTTGATATCTTAACTCAATCTCACGCATTCTATTTTCATATTGCATTTGAGCTTCTGCAGCTTTTTGTTGTGTTTGTATTTGTGAAACTTTTTCAAACTCAGATGGTGGTTTTTGTTGTGGTGGTGGCATATTAGCCATACCAGTTTTAGGATCAGTAAAGTATGAACCAACATCTTTTAATCCTGCATTCTCAATAATACGAGCAAGAGTATTATAAATATTTTCAAGATTAACTATTGGTCCTGCTGGAGATCCTTGTAGTTTAATAGCTTCTACTTGTTGTCTAAGTATAGCATTAAGTATACCAAGTTGTTGATCTCTAGATCCTGTACCTAAACCTACATGAATAGAAACATTACATCTGTTTCTCCATTCCATAGGATTCATTGGTACAAAGTTATTTCTAATTTTTATGATACGTTGTTTGTCTTGATACTTCACAACTAGTTCAAACATTTTCTTAAACATATCTTTAACACCTGTCTCAGCAAATACTCTAGCAATTAATTCTAATCGCATTTGTGATTGTGATAAGATAGTATTTATACCTGATGCAGTTTTATTAAGTGTATCAGTATCCATACCTTGATTATATTTAGTAATACCACTACGTTCTTCCTTTACAGTATCTAAATATGATAACAAAGGAAATGCTTGTTGTGTTAATGTTTGATTTTGTAATGGCATCATAACCTGACTAGGTGCAGATTTAGTTCTAACAATTCCACCAGGTCTATTAGTTAATAGATCATCAAGATTAACTTGACCATCCATAACTGCTACTCTGTTATTATTTGTTAAGTACATATTATCTAGCACTTGTCGCATAACAGTAGATTTAATTAATTGAATATCTTCTACTAGTTCTGATACTGATCTACCATAGAATCTATGTGGTACTATAATAGGTGTAACTGAACAGAATGGATGTGAATCAACAGGTACATTATCAAGGATAGTATAACCACCTTCTCCTGCACTAGTAATTTTTCTTAATTCTGCAATACCATCACCATCCATATCTAGTTTGATATATGATTCATAAACAATAATTTCTTCAGTAGCAGAATCTCCTACTACTCTATCATAATCATCATCTATATTTCTATATCTTACAGATCTTTCAGAGTTATATCTTTCTTTATTTTCAATAGGTAGTGAATAAACTTGTTCATAGTCAAATCCCATTTCAATTAATTCACTACGAGAAGTAGGTACTTTATGACAAACAAAGGTTGCATCTTTTAAAGACTTAGCTTGTCTTTCAATTAAAAATTCTTCAGGTGGTATTGGTTCTATTTTAACTCTACCAAATGTTTGTGTTCTAGAAATAACAACATCATGTATCATAGGAACTTTCATTTTACTTAGTTCCTCTTGCATTATAAGAGTTTGTGGCATATCAGGAAGTGCATCTAATTGAGCTTCTTGTTTTTCTTTTTGCTTTATAAATGCTTCATCTTCGTACTCAGTATGTTCTAATACCTCAACACCATCTTCTTCAATCAACATAGTAAATTCATCTTCAGATAATTTTTCGTATGTTTCTCTTTCTACTTTACTACTATCATCCCAATAAACTTTGCATATACCATTCTTCATAAGCAATGCGTCTTTAAACATTGTATATAAAGCAGTAAAGCCATCATTGTCTTTGTTAAAGATATGATTTAAATAATCACTTGCTTGTTCTGCTATAGCAACATCTTCTTGTGTAACAGGTTCTACTCTTACAATATTATCTGATGCTGTAAATATTCTTAGTAATGGTGGTAATATAGACTCAATAGTATCAGCAACATCAGTAGATACAACTTGTGATCTGCCTTCTACTTCATTACCAAAGCCTTCACCAAAGTAATATTCGTTAGCTTTACGTCTTGCATCTGTTAGTTCTGATTCATAATATCCATAACTATTTTTGATGTGATCACCAAGAATACCTTGTATATTATAATCGTCTAGTGGTTTACCTTTTGCCATATTGTTCCTTAAACTATATATCTAGTATCTACATTCATAGGTTTAGTCCAGTCTGTTCTTGTTGGTCCATCAACAGAACAGCCATATCTAAAAGCATCTGCTGCATGTGAAGCCCAGTCATGTAGGGGTTTATTTTTAAATGTCTGCATTCTATCATCAAACTGTTTACGGTATTGTCGCAAACAATCAATACCATATTTACATTTATTTTTATCAAACCAACAGTTATCTAAGTTATTTCTTACAGCTTCAATACCATGATCAACTGCTAATCGAGGACACACCTCAAAATCTAAACCTAATTCATAAGCAACTTCTAATCTAGATTTACCTGTGCCTAGTTCTCTTGTAGTAATATCGTGTGGTCCAACATGTCTACCATAGTTATAACCTTTTTCTTCTAATACATTTGCATAATGTGATAGTGATTCACCAGATGATTCATAGTAATCTATTAATCTAATTTCATCTCCAACTCTTTGTGCAAACCAAATAGAAGTTGAATCACCTATACCTAAATCCCACCAAGTTTCTACATCAACATTAGCATCATATTCAACATCAGTAATTCTATTTTCTTTTTCTGCTTTCTGAATTTGTTTTCCGTAATAGGATCCTGAAACTGCAGCTTGAAAGCTACATTCAAATTCCTGTTCGTATTGGTCGCTTGGCATTGTAAGCCTAGCTTCTTCTAATTCATAGTCAGGTATAATTTCTGTTTCAGATGCTCGGTATAATTGTCCATACCAATCTCCACCTCTACGTACAGCTAGATCATATACATCCCAGAATTGATTATGACCCATAGGTGTACCGATAAATATAACATAACCTAGTTTATCTGATACTGCAGGTCTTACAACCTCAGTCCATACTCTAGGTGACATAAGAGCGAACTCATCCATACATACACCATCAAAGCCTAAACCTCTAAGTGCATCTGGATTGTCCGAGCCGAAGATTTGTATACGTGATCCATTCCATAGATCAACCTTCAGTTCGGTTTCGTGACGTTTACCACCAAGTTTCATTAAGGGTTCT